CTGCTCAAGAATTGCGCGCTGATGTTGAGGAACTTATTGATGATTGTGAACATGGGAAGATTTCAAATGTTTTCTTTGTTGACACTTTGAAGGATGAACGCCGTGAAAATGCTAAAGTCGATGTTGGAAAAACTCGTGCTTTTTCTGCTGGTCCGCAGCATTTTGTTGTGGCTTTTAGAAGGTATTTTCTTCCATTTGCTGCATGGTTGATGCATAATCGTATTGACAATGAAATTGGTGTTGGAACAAATGTTTATTCTTTGGATTGGGAACGTATTGCTAAGCGTATGAAATCTAAGGGAAAATGTGTGATTGCTGGTGACTTTGGAAATTTTGATGGATCGTTGGTTGCTCAGATTCTTTGGGCCATATTTTGGGATATTTTCGTGCCGTGGTTGAATCAGTTTACTGATATTTCAACTTTGGAAGGTACGAAAACTCTTAAAATATGTTTGGGATTGTGGTCTCACTTAGTGCATTCTGTCCATATCTATGGAGATAATGTTTATATGTGGACTCATTCTCAACCTTCGGGAAATCCTTTTACTGTTATTATTAATTGTTTATATAATTCTATAATTATGCGTGTTGCGTGGATTCGAATTATGAAACGTGATAATCCAAGAATGGCATCTATGAAATGGTTTCGTAAGATGGTTGCCATGATAACTTATGGTGATGATAATGAGTTGAATATTTCGGAAGAAATAATTGAAACATATAATCAAGAAACTATAAGTGTTATCATGACAGAAATGAAACATGAGTATACTGACGAAGCAAAATCTGGAAAAATGGTGAAATATCGTACTTTGGAAGAAACTTTCTTTTTGAAGCGCGGTTTTCGTTTTTGTCCGGAATTGCAACGTACAGTGGCTCCATTGAAGATTGAAGTCATTTATGAGATGCTTAATTGGACTAGAAATACAATAGATCCTAATATAATTTTAATGTCTAATATAGAAACTGCTTTTCGTGAAATTGTTTATCATGGGCGTGAGGAATATGATAAACTTAAATGTGGTATCACGAAAATACAGGATGATTTACCATCTATACCACAAATTCTCACATATGAAGCTTATCTGCATGATGTTAAATATCTTGCTGATGACCTTTATGATTGGTAAACTAAAATGTGATCTTGCTTTCTTATACAAAATTTAGAGGTTAATTAAGAAGAAAGTAGTGCTATTTTAGTATTTAGGTTAGTTATTTAACTTTACGTCCCAGGATGCCTAGTGGCAGCCCCACAATATCCAGGGAACCCTCTATGCGACGATGTTGATTAGGTAGTCGATTCGTCAAAGAAATTTACCTGCTAACTTTCAAAATTCAAATGTTCAAAATGAGGATCGTGAGCTTACTTCCGAGCAGAGGGAGATTGTTCATTTTACTAGTGAAGGAGTCATTCCTTCTACTAGTGCGGTCCCTGATATCGTCAGTCTTTCTAGTGACTACTTGTCTATGACAACAAGAGAGGATCGTATTCATACGATTACCGACTTTTTGCAAAGACCTATTGTAGTACAGACTGGACTTTGGTCTGCGTCAGATGCAACTGAAACACAGTTGTATACTGCAAATTTTCCAGAAGTTCTTATTGCGAATGCAATGTACCAAGAGAAATTGCGAGGTTTTGTTGGATTAAGGGCAACTCTTGTTGTCAAGGTTCAAGTTAATTCTCAGCCATTTCAACAGGGACGTCTAATGTTGCAATATTACCCCTATGCGCAATATATGCCTAATCGTGTAGCACTTGTTAATTCCACTCTTCAAGGAAGATCAGGCTGTCCTCGTACAGATCTTGATCTTAGTGTTGGAACTGAAATAGAAATGCGTATTCCTTATGTGTCTCCTCATGTGTATTATAACTTAATTACTGGTCAGGGATCTTTTGGTGCTATATATTTAGTTGTGTATAGTCAATTGAGAGATCAAGTCTCTGGCACGGGTTCTGTTGAGTATACTGTGTGGGCACATTTGGAAGATGTTGATGTTCAGTATCCCACTGGAGCTAATATATTCACTGGTAGTGCGCCTAATTTTGTTAGTGAATCCCAGAAGCTTGCTTCAGGAACATTCACACAAAAAGATGCGTATAACCTGTATTCAAAATCTCTTTTTGAAAAGAAACCGGATAAAATTTTTGCACAGGTTGCTTCTGAATTGAAACAACTTAAAGACAATGCTTCACCTTCTGTGGGCATTGGACAAATTTCTGAGGGTTTGTCAACTTTGTCCAGAATACCCGTTCTGGGCAACATGTTTACAAAACCAGCATGGATTTCTTCCGCTGCTGCAAATATTTTTAAAATTTTAGGTTTTTCTAAACCCACTATTCAGGGTTTGCCTTGTGAATCTCGACTTCGCAGTCAGGTTCGCATGGCAAATTTTGATGGAGCTGATTCTTCACATAAACTTGCTTTGTCTTCTACTAATGAAATAGAAACTAAGGCGGGATTGTCTGGCACTTCAGCTGATGAGATGGATTTGTCTCATGTTTTATCAATCCCAAATTTTTGGGATAGATTTACATGGGCTACAACTGCTCTTACTGGTGCTGTTTTGTGGGATAATTTCGTGACTCCTGTAAAGATTAAGAATTATTCCTCGACCATAACTGATCGTTTTCGATGTACCCATATGGGTTATGTTGCAAATACTCATGGTTATTGGCGAGGTAGTATAGTTTATACTTTTAAGTTTGTTAAGACAATATTCCATTCTGGAAGATTGCGTATTAGTTTTATTCCTTTTTATTATAATACAACAATTTCTATGGGTGCACCGGATGTTTCAAAAACTCAAAAGGTTATTGTGGATCTTAGAACTTCGACAGAGGTTTCATTTACAGTACCTTATATTTCTTCTAGACCTTGGATGTATTCAATTAGACCTGAATCCGCCTGGTTAGGAACAAATAACTCACTCATGTACAATGCTGTTACAGGTATTGTTCGAGTGGAGGTTTTGAATCAACTGGTAGCTGCTAATAATGTCTTTCAATCAATAGATACTATAGTTGAAGTTAATGGTGGCCCTGATTTGACTTTTGCTGCCCCGACTGCCCCATCATATGTTCCATATGCTGGTAATTTTACGTTGTTGGAAACAGAAAAGGAGAAGAAGGAGCAGGCTCAGGAGTATGACAATAATACAACGGATAACCGAATTCGAACCCAGATGATGGGAGAGAATGAAGCTATTCCTAGGAATGAAGCCCAGCATGGTATTCATCCTGCACCTATTGACACTCATCAGATTCAGGCAAATTGGTCTCCTGAAGCTCATTGTATTGGTGAAAAGATAATGTCTATTCGTCAATTAATGAAACGCTTTGGAAGGTTTTTCGCTGTGAATATTGTAGATCCTACAATCAATAATGCAATTATTGTTGCTCCTTATGCTGTTCCTAATCCTATTGCTACTGTGACTGGAGTTAAGACAATTACTATGTTTGAATATTACTATTTTATTTATGCATTTTGGCGAGGTGGTATGCGTGTTAAGATGAATTCTTTTGACGCAAATACCGTTGTCACAAATAGTAAGGTTCATAGTGGTTTTTGGTATGTGAATATGACAAATTCTGTTCAAGACGTTTTTAATCTTTTAGTTGGCAAGTTTGATCCAGGAATTCCTGTTCAACTTGCTGATATAACTGATGCTGGCGTCAATAATATGGGTTCTTCACAACAAGTCATGCTTCCAACAATTGAAGGCATGGTTGAGGTTGAAACACCATATTATAATGTTTCTCACATATCTCCTGCTACTTCATATAATCCAGCTACAGTGGCACCTTTAATTACAACAGATGTGCTAAAAGGTCATCAGCCACCTATAATTTTGAATTATACGTTGCAAAGTCCTGGAAGCTATATAGTTCCTGGAACTCAATCCGTACAAACTCAATTTTGGCGAGCGCCGAGCGATGATTTTTCTATGATGTATCTCGTTGGTGTTCCTCCATTAGTGAACGTTTCACGTTCATAATTTCTTTACTACTCTGCAATTCGTGGAGTAGATTAAATATATATCTTAATTAATAAGGTATAGAAATAATATATATTTAAGTTTTAGATCTTATTCAGTAACCTTATTACCCCCTTTACACGGGTATTTTATTTTAACTACGGTCCCTTATGGACTCCTAATTTGTTTCAAATTATTCTAATTTTATTAGTCAGAGTCCGTTGCGGACTAACATGTTTTTCTCACTTTTCATGCTTACTGACAAGAAGTGTAGATTTCAGTTAAAGAAAATGATGAATAATGAAAATGTACAGCCACAGCAGATATCGTTTTTTGGCTGTCATAAAAGAATTTCCTACATATACCCCCAAAAATGAAACAACTTTAAAGTACAGCGCATAGCAATGCAAGCATCAGGTTCTAGCCAGATTGGAAAGAATTTAAGCAAAGAACCGTCATATCAAAGAAGAAAAAGTCCCGAAAATGATGGAAAAGTTCGCAGCGAAATAAAGGATAAGAAAAACTATTTCTGCTCCACCTTTTGGACCGCTTCCAGCACCTTCTCATAATCAGCATGATCGCCCCATTCCGACTCCTGATGCTGGTACAGAACGCGATCATTGCCGATCACAAACAGGCCGCCTAGCAGTCTTCCTTCCCCCTTCAAATTTCCTTCGAAGCCGGCCCGATTCGAGCGATAGATGTTCGCCCAAACTCCCCAGCGCAGGAAACCACTCCAACCCATCCAACGCTCGTCAGGCCCATAGAAGCGACGTTGGCGGTCCAGAAACACCTCTCCGTCGAAGAACTTGCCAAACTCTTTCAAGCCAAATGGCTGATGAACGATTCCATATAAGGGGACTTTACCGAACTTGGATTTTAGTGAGGTAAGCTTGGAGGCTTCCTCCCTGCACAATAGTCATCCAGGCCGACGGATGACCATCAGCACTGCGCCAGTGTGCTTCCATAGCAGATCGGCCTTAAATTTATCGCCGCCGTCAATGGTTTCCAGTTCAGTCTCAGCCAAATATTTCAATGACGCAGGTGGTCCACTTGCCAGCGGTAGATTTGCATAGACGATCACCCCGGCCACCGCAGCTGCAAAGCTGCTGACCATCGGGTGATTGGTGACCACTGATAGCATCTATCTGTGTGATTCAGGCTGTTTTGCGAGTCTTGTCTAAATATTT